TATCATGCCGGTGATGGCCTTGGAGAATACCCCCTCGATCGTAGCAGCCGAGCGGAAGCTGGCAACGCCCCATTGGAGTATCTGGAGTAGGAACGGCCCAGCCTCGGGCTCCATCTGCAGGAGAGGCATGCTCTGGCTGATGAACTGCCCCGCAGAGGTGATGAATTCGATGCGCCCCGCCCGCTCTGCGTTGTAATCGGGAATTGCCAGCGTATCAGCGAACACTTGGACGCGATAGTACAGCGACCACTCGTCTTTGAGCAGTTGTGCCGCCTCGACAGCCACATCTGCATCCGGGGTCATCTCGATCAGGCTGTTCTTGATGATAGTTTCGATTTGGAAGTGCTTGCTGATGATCGAAGCCTTGATTCGCAGCGATTCTTGGATGAATTCGGCGACTTCCCCTTGCAGATACTGGAGGCGCACCGAGGAATATTGGCTCTTCATCTCCTGCGCCCCGAGGGTTTCGCGAGCATTCGTCTGGCCGCGCATGATATCGCTAATGCCGGTGAGTTCGAACAGCTCTGCCTTCGCCACGTCCTTCGCATTACGCAGCTTTTCCAGCGCATTGACGACCATTTCCAGCGGGAACCAGTCGACAGCTCCCTTCATACCCCCATGCTCGGCGAACATCGCCCAGTTTTCCACTGGGATCATCTTGTTGTTGTTCCCGGAGAGCAGTTGGCCGAGCTCTTTGTTCGCCTTGTCGTACACGCCGGAGGCCTGAATCGCATCTTCCAGCATACCGATGCGCCGGGACAAGTTATCCAGACGTCTGTACTGCGTTTGGGTCATCAGGTAGTCGGCCTTCGGCACGAGAGAGGCCGTGGTGTGAGTGGCGAGCAGCGGTTTCGGGCAGGGGAAGAAGTCTTCCAGCTCCAGCGGGTCACCTTGACTGTCCAACTCGTACTCGCAGGACTTGGAAATCCAGTGAACTGTCCGCGTAGGCCGATGCCACAGCTCGAACACTTCCGTCTTGTCGATGCCCATGGACTCCGGGGTGATGCGCTCGCCGTATTTGCTGGGCTCCTTCTTCGTCCAGGACACGGTTTTCAGGTACTTCGCCCCAAACCGGGCCTTGAACTCGCTGCGGGTCATCCAAACTCGCTTCGCCACCCAGCGGCACTCTTCCCAAGTGCGGCAAGGGCTCCACAGAAAGTCTTCCCAGAAGATGTAGTCGGTGACCACGTACTCGTTGGTAATGTGTTCCGTGGTGATGGCCGGGGTGATTTCGGTACCCTTCTTGCTGAGTACCGCCGCCTGAATCTCGGTGGTTTCGATCTCGGGCTCATAGGACAGCCACACTTGCCCGAGGCCCGGGATAAGGCGGTCGTCGACGGTTTGCTTGAAGGCCACGTTCATGTCGCTGGTCGGCTTCTCGAAGCCCTGAGAGAGCAGGCGCTCCATCATGATCGCAGCAACGCGGGCCGTCTGATCCATGTAGTCATTCCACTCGCGCTTGACGAGGGGCTTTGGCGGGTTCGCGTAGAGGGAAGCCTTGAGTACGCCGACGTTCGCCCAGAAAATGTTGTAGCGGTCAACGTCCTGGATTTGTGCGCTGGTTTGCTCGGACTCGTCGATGTACTTCCGTACGACCCGGCGGCCCCGCTCCCAGAACTTCCGCAGGTCTTTCTCAGCAAGATTGATTTCTTTCTGCCACTTCTCACTGGTGTCGGCGGGGCCGGTGCTAGGCGATTCGTCTGTCATTGATTCCGGGCTGGTTTCCATGTTCACTCCATAGGTCTTCTAGCGTGAAAGAGTAACTGTTGCCGAGATTGAAACTTTTCTCTACGACAACGTCGGGTATTTCGAGAGGCCGTGAATGGGGGAACCGCGCCACTATAGCGAGATACCTGAACATGTCGGCGTAGTGGGACGACCAATCGTGCACGTCCTCGTTGGTGAATGCACGCTTATCTTCGTCCCATGTTCTGTGGTAGGACTTCAGGGCTAGGATAAGATTCTCTGTGGGTTCTTCGTTGAAGGTTAGATACTTGAAGATGAAGCGGGCGGCATTGATACCGTCCAGCTTGTCTAAATTGGGAATGATCTTGGGGCGTATGCCCCCGTCGATGAATTGCTCTACACCCGAGCGCTCTGTTGACCACGTCTTTGCTCGGGCATCGTGTGGGAGCCAGACCGTACCGCGCGAGCAGTTATTGTGAAGGCAGATTTCGTTGATGCGCTGCATCCAATGCTGCGGCCCTCGCATATTCTCCGCCTCTGCGTGTACGACATTAACCGAGAGTGGGGTCTCTTGGAAGGCTCCAAGGGCTGTGTCGTCCCTGCGGCCAATATCAAATACGAAGTGTAGAGGCAGATCAGGGTCGGCTGGATAGGGGGCGATGACCGCTGTCTTCAGCTCACGTGCGTAGAAGGCTCCACGGGTAGAGGCTTCAAAAGAGCACTCCATTTCCTGGTCATACTCTTCCTCGAGCATGAGCAGGCGCATCTCGTTGAGTTCTTCTTCGGGAATGAGTTTCGTGACGGAGACAGGGAGTAGCTCGACGTACCAGCGGGAGGGGTCCTTTAGAGCGTGGTGGTACAGATCCCTGAAGTGGTTGGGGCCGTTCGGCGTACCTATGAAGGTTGCCCAGCCCTTCCTATCTAAGAGAGTAGGTAAGAGAACCTCTGACCAGATTGACGGGCGCATATTTCCGTACTCGTCTAGCACTACCCCATCAAAATACTGTCCACGGAAGGAGTCTGGATTGTCTGCGCCGTAGAGTGAGACGAGAGCGCCGTTGTGCCGGATTAAGATGGAGAGGTCAGACTCTGAAACTTTTGAGGCCCCCGCGCCGCCATACCTCTTTAGGTACGTCCACGCAATTCGTTTTGCCTGAGAGTAGAACGGGGCGATGTAAGCGAAGCGCGGGTCCCTAAGAGAATCAAAGTAGAGTGCCCTTGAGATAAGATCGTTGATGGTGGCTACCGTCTTCCCCGCCCGTCGGTGGGCGACTAAGATAGCCCAACGCTGGAATCGCTGGTGGAAGGGGGCGAAGATAGGACGGGGCTCATATGCATGAGCGATTGTGTGCTCAGCCACGGATGTGCTCTAGAGCTTCGTGGGGCGTTTCCGTGGGGTGGTGGGGGTCATAATTCGGTGGGGCTAGAGAGTGAACGATGCGAATTTCCCGCACCAGATTGAGCTCGTCTGAGGCTGCGCTGGGGAGGAGACGTGAGTAGAGCTTGTAGAATTCCGTGGGGTTCTCGTCTGCCCAGATAGCCAACCGGGGGATACCCCCGATCATCTGAAAGGCTGTATTGAATGCGGATACGACGTCTGCCCTGCGGAGGCTGGTCCGGGTGAGAGTCCCGGAGGGTAGATGAGGCAGTACCTCGCCTTCTATAACTTCGCTAGCGGAGGGGTGAGTATCCAAGGCGTGTCTACTGAGCTATACAGTTGTCCATAGCGAGTCATGGTAGCACAGTTGCTAGTCTTTTGCAAGTAGGGCGGGTCTACTTGGATACTATCTAGTTTGACTCTACAAGAAAATACACGGTGGGACGGGGGGCAATAGTGCGAGGGTGATGGGGGGCTCGTCCTCCCCGGGAGGCGGGTGGTGCCACGGAGCCAGCGCCAGCCCAGCGATGTTAGTAAGCACTAACTATGAAGTAAGCACTAACTATGAAGTAAGCACTAACTATGAAGTAAGCACTAACTTAGACCACGCACCAGGATGGTGCACTGGGCGCGGTACGCTTCCAAGCAAGGACCATGCCAGTTGCCGATGGGCGCACCGAAAAGAAACGCCAAACTTTTTCGGCTGGACGTGCAACTTTTTGCCAGTCCCATTGCCTAACAGGGGTAAGGGAAAAACGGGGCACCGCTCCACCCTTGCATAGGAGCTATACCATGTCCAAGAAGCGAAAGCAGACCCAAGTTGCAGTTCCCGTGACCACGGAGGCCGTAGTCGCAGCGCCTGCGAAAACCCTCCGCCTTCCGCTGGCGGAAGCCCAGACCCACAACAAGGCGTTCACGTTCGTTGCGCCCGACAAGGCCAAAAGCGCGGCCATCGCGCTGACCGCCAAGGGGACCAACCCCAAAAAGGCCCGCGTGTACGGCTACGACAACCTTGCCGACGGCGGTGGCGTACCCAAAGACAAGCGCATTCTGCTGGTCCCGGGACTGTCCGGCGTACCCAAGGGCGTGGCCGAGTCGCAGTGGGATGCGCTGGTGCTGCTGGCAAGCGACGGTAGCGTGACGGTGGCAGGCGCAAAGGACAGCGTAACGTCCCGCACCATCCGCCGCGCCTACCGCGCTGGTTACATCCGCTTCAGCATCTAAACCCAAGGGGCGGCGCAGGTTGGCCGCCCCATCTCTTGGAGCCCGCCATGAACACATCAGGATGGTGTATCGCAACATCAAGCAAGATCAACGACTGGGATTCCTTTGTCAAGCTTTTAGCCGACGCAGCTCTCGGACACACTAAGCTGACGCTCGCGGGTGCGGTAGCGGCCGAGGGTCGCGGGTGCCTAAATATAGGGCTTCTTCTAGATGGTGACAAGGGTGAAGCGGAGGTCTTCGTTCGGCAGATTACGATGATCTTGGGCATTGCCAAGTACAGCTCCGCAGATGGGGATCCGCTCCTCGTTCGCGGCGAATTCAAGTCACTTATCTAAACCCAAGGGGCGGCGCAAGCCGTTCCCTCTAACCTGGAGCCCACCATGTCCAACCTAGACCTAGCCATTCTCGTCGTCAGCATCGGCTTTATCCTCATCTCGCTGTCCGACTAACCCCTTCCCCCGGCCCGCTTCGGCGGGTCTTTGAACGACCTGACCTGACGCACGGTCAGCGAGTCATTATGGGGCGATTTATGGAGTGGTTTGAGGGGATTTAGACAGGCCAAAAATCACCTCCGGCACACATCGGGTGTAACCCCGTAACCCCGTAACCCCCCCCGAGTTAAACCTGCTGTGCGCATATGTGAGTGTATGTATAATATATAATATATTAAGGGGTTACAGGGGTTACAAGAATTAAATAGGACCAATTTTCCCTTATAAAACAAGCACTTATGATGTGTAACCCCACCCCGCCCCGCAGGGGGTTACTCGGGGGTTACACAGGGGTTACACGCTTTGTCCAAACCTTCGTATGGACCTTTCCATCGATTCGCATAGACGCCACCAGCTCCCACCCCATCTTTTTTAGAACACTCACAAGTTCATTAAGACGCGCCCCATATATCCTTGGCTCGTCTATAAGAGCAGCCACTGTAAGAAGCTTTAGATAGTAATGAGGAGCCCCGCGAAACTCCTTGACACACCCCTTGCCAGACCCATCCCTGAAATGACCTTCCAACCTCGTTTCCACAAGCTCCCCGAGTAAACTTTTTAGCACATACTTTTCAGAAGCCGCACTAGCCCCCTCTATATTGCTATAGTCCAGCCCTCCACGCTTGTAAATTGCCACAGCCTCAGCCCATAGCTGATCTCTTACAGCTTCCAACCCCTCAAAGTCAACAGGCCCGCCCATTTCCACGACGGCATATCGACGTTGCCCGCTGCTATCATCTGGTAGAAAGTTATCATCATTTGTAGACCCCCACATCACGTATCGTCGAGGATGCACTTTCTCATTACGGTCGTACGGCGCACGAAACCTGTCCACCCTTATTGTAATTTGAGCCTTTAGCTTGTTCTTATCAGACCGACTTAGGTTCCCCAACTCCTCATCCGAGTGGCACCAGATATTACTATTCTGTTGCAGAGCATCCTTACCCTCAGCAACATCGCGAATATATTCCAGAGTATCATCAGGCCCAAAAAGTATTTTGATGCACCCACTCTTTCCAATGCCCTGCGGCCCCTTTAGAATAGTCATGTAGTCCACGGGGCATCCGGGTCGGTAAGTGCGAGCCACCGCAGCGACTAGCGCCTTTCTACCAATCTCCCGCGTATATTCATCGTCTTTAGCCCCCAGATAATCTACCATCCACTGATCTAGCCTAACCTCGTCATCCCACACCAGCCCATCGAGGTAATTTACACGAGGTGAGTAGGATTGGCGCTGGGCCACAATACTCAGCGCATTGCGAATTATACCAATCTTAGCAGTATGAATACCAAACACACCTTGAAAATGCACTAAAGTTTCAGCATCTACGTCGTAATTTTCAGGAGTTCCGGCATACTCCACCCTATGCTTATCCAAATTGTACCGTATTTGCTCTGCAAACACAGGGTGCCCTTCTAGTAGCCTCACAAAGTTGTTTTCATTGGCGATAATTGTTAGACCGTTTTGCCCTTGCATTTCAAGATGGTGCGCAGCCTGTAAGTCTAGGGCGTTTTCGCGCATATGGTTAATGTCCACACGCTCCCACGCCTTTACATCACTGAACGTAGCCTTTGGATTAGCAACTAACCAGTCGTCAAGTTTATCGGGGGCCAGCAAGCTAAAGTTAATCATCTCAACAGGCATATTCAACGCAGTTGCTAGACCTTTGTACGCCCTGCTGATATGGGGCCTACGAATATCCCCATCAGGGATTACTACGACCCGCTTACGCAGGCGCACAGCTTCCGCTATCCAAGGATGCAGCCCACGATCACCCTCCGTTGTAGTGTACGACCAAGAATAGCAGCCTGGAATAGCTATTGCAGGAACGCCGAACCTCTTTGTTAGTGCAGCAACCTTCTTCTCGCCCTCACAAATGTAGCCCACTTCGTCCTTGTTTGACCACCACCCCGGCGGAATGTATGGGGCAGTCGCCAATAGGGAGCCCACTTGCTCAGTCGAAGCTCCCTTATACTTGGGGTACTTCTTCTTAACATCGTCGCGTTTGAGTGTGTCAGGGTAGTTGATTCGCTTGCGATGCATCTTAAAGGCGATGCCGGTGTTTTTATCCACCATAATATCGCCCTTAATATCGTAGTATGGGATAACATACACCGCATCTGCCCCACGAATGTCGGATGCACCCTGTATGGGGAAGGGAAATGCCCCCACATCCTCAGGAACTAGGCCAGACTTAGCAAGGTCCCCCACCATGAAATCGGTACATTTGGTGAGCCACGCACTTAATGATGGCCCTCCTGTCACGCTGCGTAGAAAAGACATCGAATTCTCCTTAAGACGTAACTTACTGATTGCAAACAGGTATTCAACGGCGTACCATTAAGTATGCCCCTTAGACCTATCCACCGCAAGCACTATTGAAAGGAAACATCGGAATGACTAATCAAATAACAGACTACATCTTGCAGAACCTAGCCTACATTCACGACCGAGAATTGAGTGTGACTGATAGAGACTATGACAGCATTACTCGCCTCGTAGTCCACATCACCATTCCTTGGAATGAAGATACTGTAGACTGTCTGTGCTTTCTCACCGTCCCCCGTAGATACCGCACCATTAAGCCTCTACATCAACTTGTGAGCATACTAAAAAGATGTTGCACTGACGCTCCATGATGGTGTACCATAGGGGTACTAGCACTTGCTAGTGTCCATAGGAGCTAAGATGCTGCAACTTTACACCCTTACCGACGCCGAGCTCGCAGCGGAACGCGAAGAGGCTGACCTGCACTTCCGTGGGATAGCCCCGCGCAAGTCCACCCAAACCGAGGGCAAGCCCCTGCCCATCAGCCCCCAGCGCGTGAAGCTCAGCCACTTCTGGTGGGTGGGCGCGGATACCAACGTGGTGGAAAGCTGCGGCAAGCAGGAATGCCGCGTGTGCTCCCCCGACCACGGCCCTTATCTGCACGGAGTTATCGATGGGTCGCGTTAAAGAGAAACTGCTGTGCGAAGTGTGCAGCGAACAGATTGCCCGCCACAACGTCACCATTACCGACTTGGCAGGCACCGTACAGGATAGCGCCCGCGTGTGTAGGGACTGCGCGCTGGACATACCGTATCTTACAGTCCCACCCTTAACTATCCAGGAGCAACCCAATGAGCGTTAAACTGAAAGAAGCCCGTTCCATCCGGGCTACCACCCACCCCCTCGTAGAAGGTGACGTGCGCTGCATCGCACCCGCAGCCTTCTCCACCCAAGCTGGCCCGAACACCCTCTCGAAGTACCAGCACATCTGCACGGCCGACGCCATTGGCCTCATGCAGGAGCAGGGCTACGTTATGACGTTCGCCGCCCAGCAACGCGCGGAGTCCGAGCTGGCTGACCAAGCGGCCAAGCATCTTATCCGTATGCGCCACGAGTCCCTCTTCACAGACTCGCCGAAGGTAGGCGACAGCGTTCCCGAGGTATGCTTCGTCAATGCCGGGGATGGCAGCAGCCAGTTCTGGGTGTATATCGGGCGTTACCGCTTCATCTGCACCAACGGCCTCGTGGCTGGCGACAGGGTCGGCACCTACGGCCTGCGTCATACTGGCCCGACGCTGGCCCAGCAGGTCAAGGACATGCTCAAGGAAATCAGCGAGAAAGCCTTGCCCACCATGGAAGAGCAGGTTCGCGCCATGCAAGGGCGGCAGCTCACCGAGCGGGAGCAAATGCAATTCGCAGCCCGCGCCATCAGCCTTCGCTGGCCGGAGGGCACCGAGGCCGTGTCGACAAACATGGTACTGCGCCCGCGTAGGGACTCTGACGCAGCCAACGACGCATGGCACGTCTACAACAGGGTGCAGGAAAATGTCATCATGGGCGGGTTTCAAGCAGCGAACACCTCCCGCAACGTCCGTAACCTGGAGCAAGTGTCCAGCGTAGTGCGTGTGAACCGCGCCATGTGGGACATGGCAGTAAGGCTCGCAGCGTAAAGAGCAGCCCCCACCCAGCCCCCGACGGGCTTCGGCCCTGGTGAGAAGTACGGGCTGGGTGACGGGTTGCATTTTTACGTCACCTATGGTACAATTGAATTACGGTGGCGTAAGCCAATTCACAGAAGCCAAGGAGCAAAGATGCCTACATCAGCGTTATCGCTCGCACAGCAATACTTCAAGGCCAAGGAGCATCGCCTCCAAGCTGATAAAGTAGCTGCCGAGCTCAAGGAAACAGAAACATCTCTCAAGACGCAGCTGATGGATACGCTGCACTCCCAGGGCCTCAACTCTGTCGGAGACAATCACCGTGTGTACGCAATCGTTACAAGTGACGAGCCTCAGGTTGAGGACTGGGCTCGCCTATACGCTCACGTAAAGAACACCGGCGAGTTTGAACTGTTGTTTCACCGTATCAACCCCACAGCAGTCAAAGAGCGGTGGGGGCTTCACAAGGTAGTTCCGGGCGTTGCTAAGTTCCCGGTCGAAAAACTTAGCGTCACTAAAGCCAAAGGAGCTAAATAGCATGGCTACGAAGCAAGCGGTAAAACCGGGGACGGCAGTTGCCGCTCCCAAGAAGACGCAGGTTGCACTACCCGCGTCAATGCTGGCGGAACTGGCAAACGAAGCCAAGGACGCATCGGCTAACGAAACGCCGAGTATCAGCAACATTTCCTTCAAAAGCGGCATACTGTCCGTGGCGGGAACCCCTGTGGCGAACAACACCATGGACTGCATCGTCGTGGGTACGGCCTACGAGCGGGCCATGTACGACGGCCCCTACGACCCCAACAAGGTCAAGAGCCCGATATGCTTCGCCATTACCAGCGACGGTGAAGGCGGCGTACCCCACGAGAACAGCCTGCACCCGCAGAATGAAACCTGCGTGGGCTGCCCGATGAACGAGTGGGGCAGCGCAGGGGAAGGTCGCCGGGGCAAAGCCTGTAAGGAGATTCGCAGGCTGGCAGTCATACCCACCGACAAGCTGGAGTCCACCGCTGACATAATGTCCAGCGAAATGGCGATGGCTAAGGTGCCGGTCACCAGCGTGAAAAACTGGAGCAACTACGTCCACAAGGCCAGCGCGATGTTCAGTATGCCCTTCTGGGCTATGGTCACCAGGATGTGGCTTACGCCCCACATCAAGAACCAGTTCGAGGTGAACTTCACGGAAGTGGAGCCCATCCAGGACATGGAGGCGCTGGAGGCCATCAAGAAAAAGCGCAGTTTGGTGGAAAGCTTCGTCATGGCACCCTACAGCCTCGCCACCGAAGAAGAAGAGGCCCCGCCGCCCCCGCCGAAAGCCGCAATCAAGAAGAAGTTCTAACCACTACGAAAGAGGAGCTCGCCGCCAGCATGGGGCGAGCAGCTCTTTGGAAGGTGGGTTAATCCTAGCCTACCTTCCAAAGGAGACACTATGTGGGTCATCGATTTTGAAACCGACGCCATTGTTGGCAATCCAACGGTGCGCCCCCCGAAGCCAGTAGGCGTCGCAACCAAACGACCGGGGTACAAGAGCAGATACTTCGCTTGGGGCCATCCCGATGGAAACAACTGCACCTACGAGCAGGCCCGCGCTCACCTGCTGGAAATCAAAGCGCAGAGGGTGCCTGTGCTGTTCCACAATGCGAAGTTCGACCTTTCGGTAATGCGCGAGCACATGGGCATTGAGTTTGACCCCGCCCTTGTTCACGACACCATGTTTCTTATCTTCCTTACCGACCCCTACGCCGATACCTTCAGCCTGAAACCCAGCAGCGAGCGCATCTTGGGCTGGGCACCCGATGAACAAGATGATGTGCGGCGTTGGGTGCTGAACCATGTTCCCTGTAAGCCTAGCGAGTGGGGGGCGCATATCGCAAAGGCACCTGTCAGCCTAGTAGCTCCCTATGCGCGGGGCGACGTTGACCGTACCCTTGCGCTCTACAACCACATCTATCCAAAGCTGGACGACACCGCTGCGTACGACCGAGAGCGCCAACTGCTGCCTATCTTAATCGAGTCAGAGCAGCATGGCGTCAAGCTGCACATGGAAAAGCTGGGCGACGACCTTATACTGTACGAGCAATGCCTCGCCAAGGTGAATGCCCGCCTGTGGAAGTTGCTTAAGAACCCTAACGTCAACCTTGATAGCGGCGAAGAGCTGGCCGATGCGTTGGATAAAGCTGGGCTGGTTAGTCAGTGGATTTTAACCCCCACAGGGCGCAGAAGTACGTCTAGGGACAACCTAGAGGCCGCTATAGCCAATCCAGATATGCTGGCCTTGCTACGGTACCGGGGCGCACTCGCGCATTGTCTAGGCAGCTTCATGAGGCCTTGGGTTGAGTTGGGTGAAGAGTACAATGGACGCCTACACCCCGAGTGGAACCAAGTACGTCAGAACCGGGGCAAGGATAGCAAGGGCACCCGGACAGGGCGGCTGTCGGGTATGAAGCCCAGCTTTATGAATGTGCCCAACGAGTACGACCTTATTATCCCCGAGGGGTGTATGGAGCTGCCCTTTATGCGGACATACACCGTACCCGACGAAGGGAACGTCTGGTTAAAGCGGGACTATAGCCAGCAGGAGCTTCGTGTGCTGGCTCACTACACAGAGGGGGCGCTATATGAGCGGTATCTTAAGAATCCACGCATTGACGCTCACGAAGAAACGGGGGCGCTCATTACGGAGCTGGCGGGGTTGGAGCTACCGCGCAAGTATGTGAAAATTACTGGCTTCTCCATGATTTATGGGGCCGGAATACCTAGCCTGAGCCAGCAGCTAGGGGTCGCCATAGATGAAGCGGCCAGCATCAAGGGTGCCTACCTTCACGCCCTGCCAGAAGTTAAAGACCTCATGGATGAGTGCAAGGAGCGGGGGCGCAAGGGGCTACCTATAACGACTTGGGGAGGCCGGGATTACTTTGTGGAACCGCCCAAAATCATAGCGGGCCGTCGCCGCACCTTTGAGTACAAGCTGCTGAATTACCTGATTCAGGGCAGCAGCGCTGACTGTACCAAGACTGCAATTATAGAGTGGGCTAAAGACAAAGGCAACGGCCAGTTCCTAGCCACGGTACACGACGAGATAGATATCCAAGCCCCCGAAGAGTCGTGGCAGGCCGACATGGGCAAGCTACAAGTCGCCATGGAAAACATTCCGTTTGATGTGAAAATGCTAAGCGATGGGTTTATTGGCGATAGCTGGCAAAACTTGGAGAAATGCGAATGAGAAATGCCAGCCTGTTCCCCGCGTCCTATTCTAAACTGTCAACCTATGAAACCTGTGCAGCCAAGGTCAAATTCCGCTATATTGAGAAGGTTCCTTCCAAGAAAGGCCCAGCCGCCGAGCGGGGAACCAAATTCCACTCCAGCATCGAAGGATATTTGCTGGGCGAAAAGACGACACTTCACAGAGAAGTGGCTTCCATAAAGAGCGTGGTGATGCGGGTCGCCAAGCTACAGCCCGTCATAGAGCAGAAGATGGCTCTTAAGCACGACTTGTTGACCCCGGTGGATTGGAAAAGCCCCGAGGCCCACTTTCGGCTGGTCATTGACTGCGCCTACACGGAGCCGACCAAAGCCTATGTCCAGGAATGGAAATCCGGCAAGGTGTATGAAGACCACGCCAGCCAGCGGCGCATCTATGGGATGGGCGCGCTAATCTTGTGGCCCAACGCGACTGAGGCTGAAGTCACCACCTACTACATTGACCAGAAACACAATGAGCCCTTGCTTGTTAAACGTCCAGAGCTTACACTTATGGCATGGCAGTTGCAGCAGCGTCTGGAGAAAATGGCGGAGGACAAGTGGTTTGCTCCCCGCCCCGGAAAATACTGCTTCTGGTGTGACTACTCAAAGAAGAAAGGTGGCCCATGCAAGATAGCGTGAGTTTGGCAGAGTACTTCTGGGAAATGGCGTGCGATCAAGTGCCCGCAGAGTACCACCCCATCATAGAGGGCATATTCGTGGTGAAGATACCACGTGACTGCCCCTACCCGGAAGTTCGCAACAAGGAAGCCGTGGTCGTAGCTTTTGACTATGATGGCTACCAGCTTGAGATTTATGACTTTGCGGAAGATGCTATGTACGCTTTTCAGGTGCGCCGTGGGTCAAGAACTCTCA